TTGTTTTGGGGCTTATAAATTAATTTTTCCGGGACATAATCATTTATGCTTGACATAACAACATATAAATTTTTTAATCATGGAACAAGTTAAATAAAATTATATAATCTGTATTAGACATTTAAAACCCTATAATACAGATTAAAATAGCAACTGATACCTATAATATAAAAAAGGCTTAAATACTTGATTTCACAAGCATTTAAGCCTTTTTACCATACTGAGACACCCGGGACTCGAACCCGAAAAGGTGCAAATCACGTAAGCCGAACAAATAAGCCATTCTTGTTATAAAGCCCGCAAATATGCGGGCTTGCAAAGCTTTTATATTTCTTATTTTAAAAATATTTTTCATCAAAAAACTTGATTTTTCTCGACTATGCAACACAAATGCAACACGAACACAGCTAAAAATATTTTTCTTTTTCTTCATCTGTTGCGATTACTTCTATGATATCTTCCACACGTAAATTAGTCATTAGACAAACTTTATTAAGCGTATCTAATGTGATAGACTTCCCTCGCTTTATATTTTCTAATGTTTGAGCTGATAACAGCTTTTCTCTTTTTATCCTCATATAATTATAACCTTTGCTATTTAACTCTTTCATAATATCTATTTTATATCTAATCATATTTGATTTCCTGCCTTCTTATCTCTTTGGTTTTAAGTATATATTATGCCCCATTTAAAAGCAATAAAAAAAAAGTTCTAAAAATAGAGTAAAAACACTTGACATTCCTCTAATAATAGAGTAAAATAACATTGTAAGATAAATAAGGAGCTTACAGAGCCGACCAAGCAAATACAAACTGTAAGCAAAGAAAAGAGAGGTAGTAAAATGAGAGCAAATTTATACAATGAGGTAGCAGAGATGAGAAATTATGAAGTTATTACATCTAAAGAAGCTGAGGCACTTAAGAATAACGAAAATCTTAAGTGGTTTGAAACTTATACAGATGAGCTCGGAAGAGAACTTATCAGCATAACAGCAAGCCTTGAAGGCGAGGAGGATATAAACAGAGTTTTAATTATAGCAGAATAAAAAATAAGCCCTACAGCAGCCGACCAAAGCAAAAACTGTAGGGCAACCTTAAAAGAAAGGCATGGTTATTTTATCACATGAATAAAAAGGTTGCAATATATGTTAGAGTGTCTTCTCTTGATCAAGCTAAGGATGGTTACTCTTTAGCAGCTCAAGAGAGGACTTTAAGAAAATACTGTTTAGATAAAAACTATTCTGTTTATGAACTGTACGCGGACGAGGGAATAAGCGGCAAAGATATGGTGCATAGGCCTGCTGTCCAAAGGCTTATGCAGGACGCCGAAGAAAAGAAATTTGATGTTATTCTTTTCTGGGCGTTAAGTAGATTCACAAGAAGTGTGTCTGACTTGTATCAGACAGTGTATAAATTGAATCAGCTAAACATTGACTTAGTTTCATATACGGAAGCGTTTGATACATCAACGCCCTTTGGGCGTGCGGCTATCGGCATTTTGGGAGTTTTCGCTCAACTAGAGCGAGAGCTTACGAGCGAGAGGGTAAGTTTCGCTTTGAATGAAAAATTTGAGCAAAACAAATATACTCCATCGTATATGAAGGGGTATATCAAGAAAAATGGCAAATTACATATAATAAAAAAAAAGAAGCCGAATGTATTGAATTGTGCTTCAATTCTTACATAGAAACGCAAAATCTATCTGAGACTGCACGCATACTTAATAGTGCAGGATACAGAGGCAAGAGAGGTAAGAAATTCTCTGCTAATTCTGTAAAGGTAATGTTAAAAAATAAAACATACGTCGGATATATAAGTTTCAAAAAAGAAGAGAAATCAGGAATGCATGAATGTATTGTATCCGCTGAAAGTTTCAGCAAAGTACAAGATATTTTAAAAAGGAGAAAACGAATATGAAAACTATAAGAGTTACTTTCAATAAGCACGGAAGAGAGTATGATTTCAATACTCTTGACGACAGTATCAAAGAGGGAGATTTCTGCTTAGTTTATTCGCTAGACAGATACAGCGTAGTCGAAGTTGTAAAAGTGTTAGACACTTTTAACGAAAACCATGTAAGGATTGTGAGTAAAATCGCAGATAAATTTACAATCCTACAAGAAGACCAAAACGAACAACTTAATAGCACCAGAATGTTTATGTTTGACATAACTAAGTCGATAAATAGATATCTCACAAGAGATATATTTAGGGATGACTTCGAAGGTTTCGAAAGAATTCTGACATATATGTTAAACAATCGTAACGAGTATTTCTATATCGGATTTGAAGAATCTGAAAAGAGATATTTTGTTGGGATATTTGACGAAAAACAGAGCAAAAACGACACAGAAATACAAGTATCTTCTGATACATCATATTACATAAGTTCGAATAAGTTTTATTCTAAAGAACAGCTAACATTTAGAGATAAATTCTTCAAAGACGATCCAAGACCCCTCTGGTTCAAGGACGGAGATACTGATGATATCTTAAAGATACGTCAGTACATCGGGAGCAGAAAAATACACGAAGAAAGTTACACATTCTCAAACAGAAATCACATCATCAAAGATGTGTTGGAAGTGCTGGAAGACGAGATTGGGGGGAGCTTCCGTTTCACGCCGATTGACGGAAACTCTTACGGAGATGACCTCTCTGTGTATTATGATAGCGACACTAAAAGTTACAGCTTCGACTTATTTAACGATAACGTCGATGTTATAGAGGGGCTTTACGGTGAAACAGATACAGAAGATATCTATTTCGCATGGCAGACAGGCATCTTGCAGAAAGATGTCCCTGTAGAAAAAAGTCTAGTGCCGAAAATAATACGAAAGTTCATAAGTAAAGAGCGTGTTAATTTATGCAATATCAACGCTCTGAAACTAATACAGAGCGTATCCTCGCACTACGAGGATGACGACTTGATGTTTACGGGTCATAAAGAAATTATCATAATAAAATAATAAAAAGCAGGGCATTCGCCCTACTTTTTTTATTTCACTCTTTCACCGCTTATTCTGTCCAGTTCTCCGCTCTCTGCGGTCACCACGGAAGGATTTTTCACGCAGTAGCCTTCTGTATCAAAGAAATACAACTTTCCGCTTATTCGGACCGCATTGTTAATGTGATAGTTGTCTTTATCATCATACACGTACCACCATCCGTGCTCGTTTCTATTCCAGCCACGTACATACTTCGGTTTGTATACTTCTTTTACCATACTACCGTTTTCGAGTGCTACAGCAGTATGGTGAAATTCGTACAAGAGTATATCACCTCTTTTTAAGTGTTCATCGGTTGTTAGATATTTCTTGTCGGTAAGCACCTCGAATTCGTTTGTTGCAAGTAGAGCCGCCGCTTCGTTGCCTGTATATATATCTCCAGATACGTACACACCTGCCGCATTAACACATACAGCGACAAGAGCGGAGCAGTCTGTTTCGCAAGGCTCATTAATAGCACTCACATTAAAACCATTCGCTCTACATAGCTTGTACAACGTTGTGCGTTGTCCTTGGTCGTAACCTATGCGGTCGTTCGCACAAGCGTCTTCCATTGCCTTTGCTATTTTTTCAGCAACAGCGGGCTTTTTAGCCCTTAAAACTTTATTCCATGGGCGGTTGTACCACTCTCGGATTGCAACTTCTTTCCCGTCTTGGTCTCCTGCTATACCTCCGCTGTACCTTCCTCTCTCATCTCTGCTTGCCTGCCCAATCTTTATCACTTGGCTCTCTCCTTTCTATATTTTGTCGCTAACTGTAGACGTTCTGATTTACATTTGCCACAGCTTGCTTCACTTGCTACCTCAAGTGTGTGTTTTATAGCTTCTTCTAGAGTCATATTTACCTCCTTAGATATTGAAAGTTTTAAAGCACCCTTTAAGAGGTGCTTTCATCCTTTTTACTTTTTAATATATCCAGTGCTTTTTTTAATGCCTCTGCACCTGTTCCGCCCATAAGGGAATAATTCTCGAGTATAGATAACCCCTCATTCACTATAAATCCAACACACACGGCATTTCTTATATAGTCTACTTTTAATACCCTATCAAGATGAAAAGCAACAACTATCATAAAAACGGTTGAAACCTTTTTAGCTAAGCCTTTCCACCCCGCCGCCGAACTCAAAGAACCGTGCTCGCTCTTTTTGCTTTTGTTGAAAAGTCCCGCAACCATCATTCCTGTTATATAATCAATAATCATAAAGATTATTAGCGTTCTAAGCGCTAAGTCAAACCCTCCTGCAAGTGTTATAATCAAACCGCCTAAACCTCCTGTTACTATTTGAATAAAGTCTTTCATATTTTTATACATCCCCTTTCTTTGCATCGCTGTCTGTCGCTAAATCCTCACGACCCTTTTCTTTTAACTTCCTTGCTACCCCGTCACGAAGTCTCGTTACAACTTTTTTAAAGCTGTATACTCCGTCAATTATAAGATTCGCAATCACTTCAAATAAATGTTCCATAAAATGCTCCTTTCTTATCCAAGTGAATTCATTGTAAGTTCTGCAAGTGCCAAATCTGTCGTCTGCTGTTTCGCATTCAACTCTTCAAGCTTTTGCTTAAGTTCTTCCATTGCTTCGCCAGTTTTATCTTTGTAAAATTCCGCTTTCGGTTCTTTACCTTCAACAGATATTCGTGACAGAAGTTGACCTGCAGGCACTTCTACATCAAGTACCGCCGGGTCTATATTTGCACTTAAACTTGTTGTATAGATATACCCGGTTTTTTTATCATAGATAACTTTCATAGTAAGCCTTCCTTTCTTAATTAATGAACTCTATATGATTAAAAATCATTTCAACGTGGCTAGCTCTTAAGAACTCGGTTCCCGCTCCGACTGCCATATAAAAATGACCGTTTAGGTCTGAAACATTCATTTCAAGCCACATTTGTTGTCCTGTTTTAAATCTGGCGTCTTGTATAGGAGCGTAATATTCCGCAGCCCTTGCCGCTCCTTTACACTGACTAAGACGGTTTGAATTTACTTCTGTTAAACTGTCTACGTGTACTACACTCATAGCAATTCTAAGCACAGACTTTAACCAAGGCTTCCCTCTGTCACTACCATCAAGAT